CCAGATGGGCCAACGGTCAATCTGGAAAGGGTTTCTCACATGATTACATCATTAAAGCCTGACGGTAAGAATTTTATTGGTGAAGCTAAAATTATGGACACACCTATGGGTAAGATAGTTCAAAACTTAATGGATGAAGGTGCAAAACTAGGAGTGTCCTCTAGAGGTATGGGAAGTTTGAGACAAAAAGGCGGAGCCAATGTAGTAAGTGATGATTTTTATCTTGCAACAGCAGCAGATATCGTAGCAGACCCATCTGCTCCTAATGCTTTCGTAGAAGGTATTATGGAGGGAAAAGAGTGGGTTTGGAATAATGGAGCACTTGTGGAAGCTCATGTTGCAGATTTAAAAAAGAAATTTGATGTAAAGAAGCATCAAAGGCAAGTAAATCTAGAGGCTTTAGAGTTTGCTAGATTTCTTGAAAAACTATAATTTATAAATAAATATTACAAAAACTAGTTAAGGAGACACCCTATGTCCGAATTAGACAAAACAATTGAGGAACTTGAAGCAGAGGTTCTTGCCGAGCTTGAAGAAGCAGAAGACCCCGCAAAAAAGGGTGCTGCTCCTGCTCAAAAGTCCGATCTTAAAGACGAATCAGAAGATCTTGGAGATGCGAAAGATGCAGGTAAAAAAGCATCTGCAAAAACAAAAGAAGTTTCTGGTGATCCACAACAAAAAGGTGAAGGAGCCCCAGACAAACCCGAAAAACTTGCTGCCGGTGATGAAGTTGATCATGACGGTGAAGAGTTAGAAGAAGATGCTGAGTCAGATGAAGATTTAGTAGAAGGTATGCATGAGATGGAGCATATGCCCAAAACTAAAGAAGCAATCATGGCTGCTATGCACAAAGAAATGAAGGGAATGAAGAAAAAAGACCTTCAGGCTGCATATGGAGAAATGATGAAAATGGGTATGCACGAAGAAGAGTCTAAGAAAGAACTGAAAGCTCTTGAAGATGCGAAAGCCGAAATCGAAGAAAAGATTAAAAGCATCTCTGTTAAAGAAGATGTTGATGCTCTTACAGAAGGTGAAGAACTTTCTGATGAGTTTAAAGGAAAAGCAGCTACAGTATTTGAAGCTGCAGTTAAGTCCAAGATGCGTTCAGAAGTAGAGCGTCTATCTGAAGCTTATCAAACAGAAAAAGATCAAGAAATGGAAGCCTTCAAAGACGAACTTACTGAGAAGGTGGACACATATCTCAACTATGTTGTCGAAGAATGGAGCAAGGAGAACGAGTTAGCAATTGAGCGTGGACTTAAAGGTGAAATTGCAGAAGACTTTATCTCTGGCCTGAAACAGTTGTTTGAAGATCATTACATTGATGTTCCAGACGAGAAGTATGATGTTCTGGAAGCTCAATCAGATAAGATTGCTGAATTGGAAGATCGTCTTAACGAAGAAATTCAAAAGAATGTTGATATATCACAAACGAATTCTGAGTTAGTACGTGAGCAAGTAATTGCTGAAGTTTCAGAAGATTTAGCAGATACAGAAATTGAAAAGTTCAAAGAACTTACAAATGATGTAGAATTTTCGGATGAAGAGTCCTTTAAGGAGAAAGTCTCCACAATTAAGGAAAGCTACTTCCCTAAAACTACAACATCAAGTGTCGGAACTTATATAGATGATGAACAAGGTAGCACCGCACAGGACGTTGATACGACAGATGCAATGAAACGCTATATGTCTGCTATCAGTCGTGATCATAAGGCGAGTGCATAAATTATAAAAACTGTAACAACAAAAAGGAGAAACAAATGTTTCAGACAGAACAGTTACAAGAAAAGTGGCAGCCAGTCCTAGAACACCCTGATCTGGGGAAGATTGAGGATTCTTATAAGCGGGCTGTTACCACTCTCATCTTGGAAAACCAAGAAAAAGCAATGCGTGAAGATGCAGCGTTTCTTTCAGAAGCTGCACCTACAAACGCAACAAACAATGCTGCTGGTGGAGTACAGAATTGGGATCCAATTTTAATATCTCTCGTTCGGCGTGCAATGCCTAACCTCATTGCGTATGACGTTTGCGGTGTGCAACCAATGACAGGGCCAACTGGTCTTATCTTTGCAATGCGTGCTAAAATTCAGTCTCAGGACGGTGCAGAAGCTCTTGTTGATGAAGCACCCGCACTTTCTAACGATGATGCTGCTGGTGATTTAACATCTTCAGCAAATACAGGTACTAACCCTAAACTTCTGAACGATAGTCCTGCTGGAACATATCTTGCTCCTACAGGTATGACTACTGCTCAGGGTGAAGCGTTAGGTGATACAACTTCAAATGCTTTTGCCGAAATGGCCTTCAGCATTGAAAAGACAACGGTTACAGCCGTTACACGTGCCCTCAAAGCTGAGTACACGATGGAACTTGCTCAAGACCTTAAAGCAATTCATGGTCTGGATGCAGAGACAGAACTTTCCAATATTCTTTCTACGGAAATTCTTGCTGAAATCAACCGTGAAGTTGTTCGTGACTTGTACATCACGGCCGTGCCTGGTGCTCAAGTAAACACAACGACAACTGGTACTTTTGACCTTGACACAGACTCTAATGGTCGTTGGTCGGTTGAGAAGTTCAAAGGTCTGATGTTTCAGATTGAGCGTGATGCCAATGCGATTGGTCAACAGACACGTCGCGGTAAGGGTAATATCATCATCACTTCTGCTGATGTTGCTTCGGCACTTCAGATGGCTGGTGTTCTTGATTATACTCCTGCTCTCAACAACAATCTTAACGTAGACGATACATCTACCACATTTGCTGGTGTGATGAATGGTCGTTATAAGGTATATGTTGATCCTTATTCTGCCAACGTGGCTGCTTCTAACTACTACGTTGTTGGTTATAAGGGTACATCTCCTTATGATGCTGGTTTCTTCTACTGCCCATACGTTCCTCTACAGATGGTTCGTGCGGTTGGTGAGAACACATTCCAGCCTAAGATTGGATTTAAGACACGTTACGGAATGGCTGCAAACCCATTTGCTGCTGCTGGTGCGGCTGCTGCTGGTTTCCCTGCTTCTGGTCTTAACTCAGATGCGTCCTTGGATGCAAATACTAATGCCTACTATCGTAGGGTTAAAGTCAACAACCTTATGTAATAATAAGAAACTTGACTACAAACTTAGAGGGGTCGCAAGACCCCTCTTTTTTTGTTTATAAATACTAATATGGCCGTAGATACATCACCACTATCCAGACAACCTACTAAGTTGGATTATGCAAGTCCAACACAATTTAGATTTGGTATACATCAGTTGCCGAAGGTAGAATTTTTTGCTGTTACTGCAACTTTACCAGCAATTGCACTATCTGATGTTGTGATACCAACACCATTTAAATCTATTCCAATGATGGGTGATCAACTTACATATGATAACCTAAGTGTAGGATTTATAGTTGATGAGTTTTTAGAAAATTATCTAAGTATTAATGAGTGGTTAACAGCAATAGGGTTTCCAAAATCTAGAAAACAATTTTCAGATTTTAAAACAAATATCTCTAACACTCCAGCATCTGCTAGAAGTTCATCAAGTACAAGTAGTGATATTGGTGACGTACAATCTGCATCACCTGCTAACGCATTGTTTTCAGATGCAACACTTACTATTTTATCCAACAAAAATAATCCCATTGTAAATGTAACTTTTAGAGATTTGTACCCTGTGGCTATGACCGCACTAGAATATAACCAAGCAGCAACGGATGTAGAATATTTAACTGCATCTGTAGATTTTGCTTATCAACTTTATGAAGTAGAGACTATTACGTGATATAAATAAAATCGAGCAGAGATTTGATAGACTTTAACAAATATCAAATCTTTAGACTTAAATTCTAGTGACAACTCGGCAGCCTCACTAGGGTCAATATAGGAACAAAGGAGTAATCAAACTCTGCTCACACATTTTGAAGAAAGTATATAATGACATTAGAAGAATTGAAACAAGAATCCTACAAAGACCTTCCTATAAACAAAGTTGAAAATATAGATCAAGAATCATTTTTTAATCAAGAGATTAAAGCCAAATGGTTAGATTATAAAAGTAGATTTGAACTTTTACTTGCAAGAAGTAAAGGTGACTACCAAGTAATGTACCGTGAAAAATGGGAGTACTATGGTGGTAAGGCTGATGCAAAAGTGTATGCAGCAAAACCCTTTGACCTAAAAGTACTAAAAACTGATTTACAAATATACATCTCATCAGATAGTGATGTTATAGAACTCTCCAATAAAATTGCTTATTTAGAAACAACTATAAAATTTATAGATGGTGTAATAAAATCTATCGACAATCGTGGATGGGATATTAAGCATGCCATAACATGGAAACAATTTGAGGCTGGTATGATATGAACGTACAAGATTATATAAAAGTATATGAGAATGTAGTAAGTGATAAATTATGTAATGAACTTATGGTTGCAAAGTTTGATTATAAATCATCTTCATTTTCAAGTCACACAGAGGTTCATGAGAATTCAGAGGATCGTGTAATCATGGATGACTTCTGGATTGAGAAAGATAATAGTTTTTATAATCCACTAAAAGAATGTTTTGTAAAAGCAGTTAGACAATATGAGTTTGATTTTCCAAGATTTTCTTGTGAACACTGTACAAATTTTAGAATAAACAAATATGGAACTGGTGGGTTTATGTCAGAGCACGTAGACAATATTCATCATAGTCATGGGCAGAAATGGGGATATCCTCATGTATCAGCTTTGCTATATCTAAATGATGATTACGAAGGTGGAGAGTTTGTTGTTGCTGAAAAAGAGATAAAACCAAATAAAGGTTCTTCAGTAGTTTTTCCTTCTAATTTTATTTATCCTCATGAAGCAAAAAAAGTTATTAGTGGTATTAGATGGAGTGTAGTAGCATGGTTGATGTAGTTTCTCATAATTTATTTCCAACAGTGGTTCACCAATTTACCTTGGATATTTCTTATCTTGATAAAAAACAAATGATATCATATATCAATGAAGGTAAGTTAAAACCAAATGGCATGAAACAAACTGAGGATGATATTCATAAAATGTCATACTTCAAAAATTTTAAAAATGAAATTATAACTTTAAATAAAACCATATTAGATAAATTAGAATATGAGTATGAGGACATACTCATCACTAGTATGTGGGGAAATTTGTTGTTTCCTAGTCAAACTCATTCTCCTCATACACATTCAAATAATTTTTTGTCTGGTGTTTTTTACTTACAGTCTGATGATTTATCTGGAGAGATAGAATTTTTCGATCCTAGACCACAAGCAGGGGTTTTGAGTCCTCGTATAAAGAAAGGTATAATGGAAAATTCTAATGCTATAGGATTTGAACCTAAAGATAATATGGGCCTAATATTTCCCTCTTGGTTACAACATTGGGTGCAACCAACTAATAGTGAAAGAATAAGTTTGTCATGGAACATTCTTGTGAAGGGTCACTATGGAGCCCCAAACACTTTGCAAAATGCTTATATCTAAAAAGAACGAAGTGTATCTTACACTGTCTGATTTGACACAGGCACAAAACCAAGAGTTAGCAGACTTCTTCACGTTTGAGGTTCCTAACGCAAAGTTTATGCCTATGGTTCGTAAACGTATGTGGGATGGAAAGATACGTCTGTTCTCACCAGCAAACGGTGAAATATATGTGGGTCTTTTACCTTACATAAAAGAATATTGCAAATCTAAAAATGTTAAATATAGTATAGAAAAAGGAGTTGAAGATGAGCGGGATGTTATGGGTACGGTTGTTAGAGGTTTCGTCAAAAGTCTCAAGCCAAAAAGTAAAGGAAAAAGTCTCAAAATTCGAGACTACCAAATTGATGCTATACGCTTGGCTATTTCCAGAAATCGTTCTCTTATTGTTAGTCCTACTGCTTCTGGTAAGTCTTTAATAATATATTCTTTAGTTCGATATTACCAGATGGCAGGACATAGAACTTTAATTCTAGTTCCAACTACATCTTTAGTAGAACAGATGTATACAGATTTTGAGGACTATGGTTGGAGTTCTGGCACATACTGTCAAAAGGTGTATCAAGGATACACTACAAAAATAACTAAGGATGTTGTGATATCAACATGGCAATCTATTTACAAGATGCCTAAAAAATATTTTGAACAATTTGATTGTGTGATTGGTGATGAGGCTCACTT